CAGTTCCGGCTGTGTAATACAGCCAATCTTTTCCATTTTTTCTTATAATGTTCTTGTGGATAAAGATTGTTGTGTAATCTGTAATTTTTTCTTGTCGATCTGCGATTGGGTCTTGTCGATTTTTTTGCCTTGTTTGTCTGGTCGAATCAAACTCACTACGCTGAGTGGCTTGCATTAATTCAGACATCGACAACCGCTTCCATTTTGGCTCTCCAGTCTTAGGATCAATGTTCGCCATCTTTTCGATGACATCCTGTAAGTACATCGGGAGAATTTCAATAAGAAATGGAGTTGTGCTTATTGGATCGTTCCAGTCAGCCGCCGGATCAATCCGAAAATTTTCTGATGCAACTAAACGAATATAAGGGCAATCTTTAGCGATAGTGACATCATCAATTGACTCTGTAACAGCCTCACCGTTTTCATCAAGAACTAAATTTCCTTGCTCATCAACTAGTTCAACTTCTCTTTTTTTCTTCGTTTCTTTGTATTCCCAATATTGATGAGAAACGACAGAACCCATTACAAGAGATTCTTGGTAAGCCGCTACTAACGTTTGAAACCAAGGTATAGTTTTTGTTAATCGATATTGAAGAAGATGCTTTAAAACAGTTGCCGATTCACGTTGCTCTTGGTCAGAATCATTCTCTGGATAAACAGAGACAATGTCTTCAGTTGCGAAAAACGCCGCCGCGACTGCCGCTTCATTAGTCCGTATGGCGGATCGAGTCTTTGGCCTAAATAGACGTGACCGATGTTGGTAACCAGCGGTGTGGTACTTTGATCCTGATGGATGCTCTGATTGAAAGAGTGAGATGTTTCTCTCCCACTGCCTTCGATAGTTTGCATCAAGATACGAGGTTGAAGAGTTGTATGCTTCTCTCGCAAGAACAAGCCATTTGGAGTTACCCTCTTCGATAACTTGATTTAAAGGGACTTCTTCATTCATTGATCAAATTTCACCTCGCCACGAGCATCGCGCTCAAGACTTTCAATTTCTGACAAATTAGCGGCCCCTCTGGAAAGTTTTGCTCGTTCAAGCAACTCTCCAGCCCATCTCATTACGTTCTTATAGTCCGGATCAATCTCATTAACTCTTACCCACATGCCATAACGCATAGATAACGCCTCGTTCCATATTGCAAGCATTGAATAATCATTGCTGGGGCCAACCGCCCAAGCATGTCCGGGGTAATGTTTTTCAAGAACGTCAGCAATATTTTTGACCATACTGATCAGAGCCGCTTCCTGCATCATGCCGCCCTTGTGGGCATCGACTAAAACTTTCATCCAAAGATCGCAAAAAGTACAAGTGCAGAAATTGCTAATAATGCAATTGCTTTCACTCTTGGATTTTCAGCAAAAAATTTAATAACTTTTTCTTTCATTTTTTTGGCCCGTAAGGTCTGTGTGGGTTTTCGTAAAGTTTTCTCTTAGGAAAGTTGTAAACTGGAATAGGCTCTTCCGGCCCTGCGGCCTTATCTACAAACTCTTTCCAAGGAAAATTTCTAACTTTTACTTTGCTCAATGAATCGTCCTATTGTTTTCTTCGTAAATTAATTCGCGTGTCTCAATCACAATGGATTCAAGGAGGTCGCTAAGACACTGCGTTATTGCCATTTCTGCCAACTCACTTTCTGGAACATCTATAAAGTTCTGCAAGAAAGACACTGCTAGTTCATCTGTGTCCATAACTTCCTCAATAGGCTGGCAACGCTTCTGGCTCTAGATCGTCCGAGAAAAACGTTTGTGGTGGAGAAGCCTGTATGTCGTAAATGCGAGACATCGCATCCAACATATCGACATGGACTGCTGGGAAAAGGTTGTACTCGTTATCAAGCATTCTTTGGGTAACGTCATAGACCCTGTTGTTTTCATCTTTCTGCCTAATTGGGCGAACAATTAATGATCCATCGCCTCGCTCAAATGCAACTTTCTGTTTTGACGTTAGGCTGTCTCCTGACGGGGCCAGAAAGAAGCGCCAGTTCTCAAAGTCGGGCTGTAATCTTTGGACTCGATCCCGTTTAGAACCCGGCCCTTCTCTCGGCCACGCCAATTCTTGAATTGGAAAATAATTGTTTTCAATCTTCATCATTTCGTTGAAATGCTCGATATCGGAATCCTTTCCGTATCGTTCATAACCAACTTTTACTGTTCGAATTCCGGGCTGTCTTAGCCACCGATTTCGAATCTTTGACAGTGCTTGCCAACGCTCTTTTAAATTCAGTCGATGGCAAAGCCCGTCAAGTAAATATTTATTAAAGGCATGATCAATTCCGATCACTGCAATAGCGGTTCTATCGGAAGATGCTTTCTTAGAATGGGCTGGATCACAAAGAATGTAGATATTTAAAATTCTTGGTCTAATCTCTATTCGCCTAATCCACTCTGGATCAAATACCTGTTCAGACCCTGCTATGGGGTTCTGTAGCATTTGACACGCCAAGACATATTGGCCCATCGAAGATTTTTTCTTATCCCACTCGTCTGTTGTCAAAAGGATCGGGTTGCCATCCGGAGCGCCAGAGTCTGTTGCGGGGTAGATGCGGGTTTTTGTCCCGCGCTCGATCAACTCTCGATAGGTATCTGCATAGTGATACCGTGTCCCTATGTACCACTCTCGGTTCGCGCCTCCGGAAAGGTTCTGCGATAGGTCTAAAGACTCTGTTGTCTTTTCGATCTGATCTGGAGTGTTGACAGAATCCCTTGTTACAACATCGTCGTAAATTCTTAAATCGTAGTGTCGGGATATGGGCTGTCCGTCTACCAAACCCCATGCTTCTAAGGTTGCCTCTTTAGGATTTGACTTCCTATTAACGATAATTCCAGCATCTTCACTCCATTGAGGTGAATCTTGTCTTGGATTGGGATAGCAAATATCAGGAAACAAATCCCTGAGAAATTCGTTAATTTCAAACTCACGCTTAACTTGCTTGAGAAAGCCTTTAGCAATTGGCCTTGTATGCGAGAAAACCCCAATTGTGATGTTGGGGTCTTTCAGTATTTCCTGAATTGTTCCCGCGTAGGTAATGATCGTGGATTTGTAATGGCCCCTAGCCCATAAATCTAGGTGGCCGTCTGGATTCTTCTCAACTTCTCTGCATCGGTCATATAACCAAGGATGAACCGCATCCTTACGGTTTAAAAGGATTACAAGAAGAAACCAGCGGTCTATTTTTGCAAGTTCCCGAATAATTTCGGGGTTGTAATTTTTTTCAAGAAGATTTTTGTAAAACGTTCCGGCTTGTTCAAGCGTTGCGGTTGGTAAGTACCCTTTTGCCTTCTCAATAAATTCGTCAGACTTCATTTATAGGTTTTTCACGAAACCATAGTGTGAAGCATTTTTTCTCTCCTTCTTTTACCGGCATTCCGCCATGAAGAGAGTCTGGGTGGGGTTTAGTTGTATCGTTTCCAACGTTACTAAATACAAGAAGTCTTTTAGCGCGAGGACGTATGCTGTATCCAAGAACAGGGAAGGAAGTTTCTCCGCCGCCGTTCTCAACAACATCACTTAGATAAACCATTGCTGTATAAATTCGTTGCCCACCACGGTTGTAATGGTTCCACTGCTCAGAGGATTGATCAAACGCATCAAAGTGGGGGTCGTATTTTTCTCCCTTCCTGTAATGAAGCAACTGCACTTTCTCTGCGTGTGACAACTCTGTGCCAACGAACTGAGCAATACGACTGCACATATTAAAAAAGCTTAAAGATTCTGTGTGGTCTATCCACTTTCTATAGCCGGTTCGGGCTTCAATTTGTTCTCCCTCACCATCCTCGGTACACACCGTGGACTTTTCCATCTCCTCAAAAAAAGAAAGCACATCTTCTTTCTCTTCCTCGGAGATAAAATTATCTAAAACGGTGATTCCAATCTCGCCGTTGTAAATCAAGGCATTGGGCGCAACGGGTGGAATAGATTCCATTACTACTGTCGGTTCCACCACTCTTCATTTCTAACTGGTGGTTTTTTATCTTGCGGTGGAGGTGGTGGAGGTGACGGTTTAGGCTTTGCGTAATTTACCCTTTCACTTTCCGGATATTTGTTTGCGTAGCCTTGGTAAGCGGCCCCACTATACTGATCAGGCGACCATCCAAGTTGCTTCGCTCTTGCAATCCATTGCTCTTGCGACTTTTGCGACCCCAAAGACTGCGGAGCCGGAGCCGGTGGTGGCGGTGGCGGTGGCGGAGGTGGAGGCGGCGGAGGCGGAGGCAAAACAGAAGCCGGTTGTGGGGCTGGTTGTGGGGCTGGCTCTGGTTCTGGCTCTGGCTCCGGAGAAGCCACCGTCTGATCCTCAACCTTAATTTCAGTTTCAGGTGCGGGCGCCGGTGCAACAGTTTTAAATTTATCCCAGTAAGACCAGTCAATGTTCATTCCAGAAGGAACTTGATAACTAAAATTTGTTACTCCCTCAGAGACTGCGACACTCGGATTTGGAAATGCTTTACCGCTAGTTGGATCGTAAACAATTGCATCAACGACTGACGGGGTTGTATTTGCGTATGCCGACGGACGAGTGCCAATCATCTGCTGACCTTGCTCTACTGGGTCAGATGAGCCTCCCACTTCGACATCAGTCTCCGCAGTTGCCGTTTGGTTAACTCGCTTTTGCTGAATTTCAGCGTATCGCTTTAAAAATTCTGGGGAAAACATAATTACTGTTCAGCCTTCCTAAGTGTTTGCGTTCGCAACATTTCGATTGAATTTATAGTGGACTCTGTGCTGTCTTCCATAAGACTAGTTATCTCAGCAATTTTTAAAGCGGCTTCATCCATAGAGTCAGGTGTGTATTCCTTGCTTTTTCGTCTTTTGAACCCAACATTTCTGCCTTTAGGCGCTACGTTAATTTTCATTTTTTGGTTCTGCTTTGGTTATAAGCCCTTTGTTGGGCGGCTTTAATAGAAACATGGACACCTTTATTCCAACTGCCCGCCCCGAACTTTTTCTCGTAGTCTCTCTTGGCTTTACCCATTGAAATTCCCGGAGAAATTCCTCCTTCTTGGGTTGCGTTCATAAATCCATATTTTTGAACAAGGTCGTCAATGGTGCTTTGATTTTCAAAATCTCCGCCGTAGTTCTGTTGACCTTTAGCGTCATCTCTCAGTTGCCTGTGCATATCCTTTGTCCAAGTTCCGCCCGCGTCTCTAACTGATTTTGCGGCGCGGCCCATCATTCCTGCGGCGGCAAATCGTTTTGCTTCATCAGAAAACTGATAAGAAGGTGATTCTGGCTCTGGAGTTGGTTGTGAACTTCCACCGCTACTGTTTGGGTTGCCGACCGTTTGATCTGTCACGGTCAAAGGCTGTACTGGAGGAGCAGGGGGTGGAGATGGTTGTGCAAATTGATTCCAGTAAGACCAGTCCACATTCATTCCAGCAGGAATCTGATACGAAAAGTTATTTACTCCGGCAGACAATGCCGCCGCAGGATTCGGATAGGCTTTTCCAGTTGCAGGATCGTAAACAATTGCTTGTGCAGTCTGCCCAGTCCACGGAGCCGCGTTCCACACGCCTGTTCCAGAAGGGGCGGTTGGGTTAGCCGCACTCCATTTTTGAAAGTCCTGAGTTCTAAGTCTTGACTGCCTTAGTTCTTGGAGTTGTTTAAGAAATTCTGGTGACATCATTATTTTATAGACCTGTTTTTTGATTTCGCCATTACTCGCAAATTTGATGGTTTGTTGTCTAATGGGCGACGGTTAGCGTGGTGAACATCTTTGTTATCGCCTTTCTTTACAAGCCCTTTTTTTGCTAACTGGCGACGTGCTTTATTTCGGCTACTTCTCTCCGCAATTGCTTTTGGAGAGGAGTGAAATTTTTTGTACTCTTGTTTGTAATTGCGAGGCTTCCCACCACCAGATTTGTACTCGCTTGATGTTCTTGCCCTAATCAGACCCGCCATTTCTCCTCCTTAAAAACGTAATTGAATTGTCCCCATTACTGCGCCGTCATCCCGATAAGAGATGCCAACAGAAGACTCCTCAAAGTCTTTACTCAGGCCAATCTGATAATTGTTCTCTGTCGCGCTGATCGTCAGCGGAATATCCCATCGGTATACAACGTAGGCGCTTGCCATCGCGATACCAACAATAACCAGTTCCTCCTCGTATTCCTGATACCAAGGCTTCTTCTTCGCGGCTTGCTCTCGCTGTCCGCATTTCGTCACTGACCGTCCGTTTCCTGTACCGATGGCTCCCATTTCGCAAGCGATGTCTCCATATCTTCGACTGAGGTTTGAATCAGATTGCAGATCGTATTCCGCAACGATTACGGGAAGTCCCAAGGCAAGCGCCTCGGCAACCCGTTGACGAAACTGGGTTTCATTAAGATCAAAGCCAGTTTGTAAAAATATTACTTCTGCCGCCGCATAGTGGGCGGGCTTGATGCCGGGAGTTAGATGCACACCAACAGGTTTATCAGTTAGCGGTTTAAGATGGTTAACCAACGCTGTGACTGAAGTCGCGTCCCAGTATTCATCACTCTCAAGACCAATAATGTAGGCATCCACCTTGTCATCAAAGCGGCGCACCATCTCGGCGTTGTGTGCCATATGGGCAGAAAGCGGTCTTCCGGCAAGTGACGGCGAGTCATCTGCCATCAACCAAAGCATGGGCCGAAGCCCGATGCTGTTTAAGCGGTCAAGTCGCGCCTCCCAATCGGGTTTCGGAGAAACGTCGCCCACATCATCAGCCTCATTTTGGGTGTAGATGTAGATATGGGTGTCGCCATTGGCAAGAAGCGCATTTTCCATACGTCTTCGCCACGCATCATCGACATTATCCGACAGGTAAGACAGGCTCATTCCCGCCGTATCCATTAATAGGAAACTGGCTCTTGATCCGTATATATCTGCTAGTGCGTTAGCCCCAAAAAGTGTGATGAAAAACGCTAGGATGAAGGGCATTTCGGACACAAACAGTGCGTGTGGTCACCAGTCTTGGTGCAGTCACAGTCGTACAGATCGCAATCAGGGCAGTTGCATTTTTTAGCCATAGTAAACACCTTCATCTGGCTTTTTAAATCGGATAAAAGTTTGAAGTGAAAGCCTCGGCGGAACTTCTGGAAGACGTAGCGTTGTTTTGTGTTGCATACGCTCCATAAAAATTACTAACTTGTTTTTCTCAGGCGCGACCCATGTACCGTTTTCCAGTAAAAGTTCGCCTCCCCAGTTGCGATCCCAGTGGGACATGTACAGCGTCACATTTACGTCGTGACCATGATCGTCATGCCATAAGATGCATGACCCTTCTGTCCATTGGTACATCAGGGTTTCAATATGCTCGACCCTTTTTCCAGACAACTGACCTACTAATTGGGTTAAATTTTCGTTGTATTCGTCAAAATCACCCTTCCCAACGAGGCAGGAATTGAGTCGTTTTTTTTCAGCCCCTTGAATAGGGCTTCCTGTGTAGTACTCGAACAGAGATTTGGGCCAAAAATATTTTGAAGACTCCCAACCCTGCTTATCCGAAAATTGATTTGAAATTTTTTGGAAGGAATCTTCTTTCAGAAAGTTGTCAACTTGGTGAATCATATTTTTAGGAAATTCGGTGGCGCATACGGGGGTACTTATCTAAGATAGCCTCTGGTACTAGAGAACCCTTTAATGGTGTATACGCCCCCCTTACAGAGCCTCTCACAGGGTTTCTCATGTAGTGGCAGACCCTCTCATCCTTTACCCAAACCCTCTGCTCCCAAAGTGGGTCTAGAGGGCAGATAGGAGCCGCACATGTGTTGAACTTGGGGCAAAGTAATTCGGCTAGGGTTAAATTTTCAGTAGGAAGATTTTTTGACTGGCTTCTTTGTTTTCTTTGCGTAGGACATGGCATCTTTTTTCCCTTTAGATGTGTAAGGAAACTTCTTTTTTCCGACTTTAGGCATTTTGAATTTCTCCCTGAGAGATATTGAAGGTTTATATTGTTGGACGAGTAAAGCCCCCCCCGCGCCACGTCGGCCTCGGTTTATCACGCCGAAAAAAACAAGCCCTCGCGTGGGGTCGGGACTCCTTTGCGAACTCAAGGCGGCGGCTGTCTGATCAAGAGTCAGGCGGTCGCCCTATAGATGTCGGGGTCGTATGTCAATTGGGACGTGAGTGGGACTCGACCCCAGTCACCCCCCCACTGGTCACCCCCCCCACCTCTCCCGATGTAGTCCAACAGAGTCTGGGTCAGGGGTCAGGGATCGCGCCGCAGTTCATGGCAGTTGCGCTCCCACATGGGGACGCCAACAA